GCCCGGCGGGGCGGCTTTTGCCGGTTATATTGTTACTCCGTCCGCAGCGCTACGACCGGGTCCTTCTTTGCCGCGAGGGACGACGGGATGAGTCCTGCGAGGAAGGTCAGCAGCATCGAAATGGCGACCAGCGCCGCACCGGCCTGCCACGGCAGCTTTGCGCCAAGCGAGGCAATGTCGGTCAGATGCTGTACGACCGCGTTGATCGGCAAAATCAGCACCAGCGTCAGTCCCACGCCAAGCAATCCCGCAATCAGACCCTCGATCAGCGTTTCGGCGTTGAATACCCGCGCGATATCGTGCTTCGACGCGCCGATGGCGCGCAGAATGCCGATCTCCTTTGTGCGCTCCAGCACGGAAATATATGTGATAATGCCGATCATGATCGACGAGACGACCAGCGAGATCGAGACAAACGCGATCAGAACATACGAAATGGCGTTGATGATCGTCGTGACCGAACTCATCAGCAGCGCAACATAGTCCGTATACGTGATCTGGTCGTCCTCCGGCAGCGCATCATTGTAGCGCTCGATGCAGTCGCCGATGGCGTCCTTGTCTGAAAACGTGGAGGCATACAGATTGACCTTCGACGGCTTGGAGCGTTCTACATATCCGAGCGCCGAAAGCGTGTCCTCAAGAGTCGAATCCGAATACGCGGCGGGAACAGATGTGTCATAGAGATACTGCACCTGCTCGTCTGTCAGCTCCGCCGCGTCCATCGCGGCGGCCAGCTGCTCGGACGAAAGCCCGGCCAGCTGCGCCGAGACTGCTTCGGCATACTGCGCTGCAATCTGCTCACGCAGCATCTGTGCAACATAATCGAACAGCGTCTCGTCGTCCATCTGCGCGATATACCCGCGCACCGTCTCCGGGTCGGTGCCCATCTGCCCGGCGTAGGAGTCCGTCATCTGCGCTTCAATTGTTTCACGCGTCATGCCGTCCATGGCCTGCTGCACGGCGCTGTCCAGATACTCGCCCGGCGCCTGCTTTGACATATCTGCGTACATCTGCGCCTTTTCCTGCGTGTCCGCGTCCGACAGAACGGCTCCGACCGCCTCGCGCATCTGCGCCGCGTCAGGCGCTTCCTCGTCGCCTGTTTTGAACGGCAGGCCTGTCAGAACATCCGTTTCGGGATCGTCCAGCTGCTGCCGGATGACCGCGCTTTCGGAGGCGGCGTCCAGCACATACTGCGTCAGTGCACTCGTATACCCCAGCGACCCGCGCACCATGCTGTTCGCCGCGTCCGGGTCCGGCCGCAGGACACCGACGATTTTCAGCGTCGTGCCGACCTCGTCGGAGCCGTAGAGATATTCCATCCCCGCCTCGGTCTGACTCAAATCCGTCCAACTGCCGTCCGCGTTCTGGGCGTAATGCTCAAAGGGCAGGATCAGCTGGAAGGTATGGCCGCAAAGCTCCTCATAGCTCCAGCTCGCGTCCGATTTTTCAATCGTCTCCTGATTCATGGCCGCCTGCATGGCGTCTGTCATTTCCTGCTCAGTCTTGAGGCCCATCGCGTACATGACCAGATCGGAGATCTCATTGTTTTCTCCCACGACCAGCACGACCTCGTCATAGCTTTCCGGCCATCTGCCGTAGAGCACATCGTACTGCGACTTCAAAAGCGGGGAGATCCCCGTCCCGTCCTCGTCCGGCAGCAGCTCCTCCCAGACGTCCATGGCGGAATAATAGCTGCCGAACTGCGAAAAATAACTGCTGTAATCGCCGCCGTACATACTGCTCATCATGTTCTGCAGCAGATCCATCACGTCGGCCTTGACAATATTGTCGTCTGCGTCCTTTGTGTAGACCGGCAGCGACAGGTCATAGGCATACTGGATCGAGGTCAGATATTGATGAATTTCGCTGTCCGGGTTATCCAGATAGCGCTTGAACGCTTCCAGATCGTTTGTCTGCGTGCCGTTCTCGTTCAGGCTCTGCATCAGGTCGTACATGACGTTTGACGCGTAGACGCGCCCGTCTGTATGCGTTTTTTCAGACTCCTCGCTGTGTACGCCCATCAGCGCCGTCACCATGCCGGACATATCCGCGCTTTCCGCTTCGATCGTTACCGGATAAGACGAAAGCGTGTCCTCCTGCACGTCGTTGATATACGTTTGAATGCCGTTGGAAAGGGACAGAATTAAGGCAATGCCAATGATGCCGATGGAGCCTGCAAAGGCGGTCAGGATCGTGCGGGCCTTCTTCGTCATCAGGTTATTGAGACTCAGTCCCAGTGCCGTGAAAAACGACATGGACGTGCGCCGCTTACCTGCTTCCGCCTTCACTGGCGGCTCCGCCGCGTCTTCATACGGCGCGCTGTCCGCCAGAACGCTTCCGTCGAGCAGCCGCACCGTCCGCGTAGCGTAGCGCGCGGCAAGCTCCGGGTTGTGCGTGACCATGATAATGAGCTTTTCGTCCGAGATCTGCTTCAGAAGCTCCATGACCTGCACAGACGTTTCACTGTCCAGCGCGCCGGTCGGCTCGTCGGCCAGCAAAATCTCCGGATCGTTGACCAGCGCCCGCGCAATCGCCACGCGCTGCATCTGTCCGCCGGACATCTGGTTTGGCTTCTTGTGCAGTTGGTCGCCCAGCCCGACTTTTTCCAGCGCCTGCACGGCGCGCTTTTTCCGCTCGGCCTTGCTTACGCCCGAGAGCGTCAGCGCAAGCTCCACGTTCTGCAGAACCGTCTGGTGCGGGATCAGGTTATAGCTCTGAAAGACGAAACCGATGGAATGGTTGCGGTAGGTATCCCAGTCCCGCGCGGAAAAGTCCTTCGTCGAGCGTCCGCCGATGACAAGATCGCCGGAGGTATATTGATCCAGTCCGCCGATGATGTTCAGAAGCGTCGTCTTTCCGCAGCCGGACGGCCCCAGCACAGCGACGAATTCATGCCGCCGGAACCGGATCGACACGCCCTTCAGCGCGTGAACGGCGGTGTCTCCGGCCTGATAGTCCTTTACGATCTGTTTCAGCTCAAGCATTGGGTCACGATCCTTCATTTCAGAATAAACAGAATTAGAATACACTGGATTTATGAACAAATCTATGGAATCGCAGACCTTTCCGCGCAGTGTTCACAGAAAATTTACCGCCTCCAAAACTTTTTTAGCCGCCCTAATAAATAATTTGGACAGACAGACGAAATTGTAAAGATTTTAAGGCAGAAACCGTTGGTTTTTGGGGCTAAAAGTCAAGAGAAATTTGCATAAGTCAAGAAAAAACGGCAATCAGCACAAATAAAAAGCGCCATTATTGGGCGATTTCACAACAAAACAACATGGCAAGCCAGCCGGATGGGGTCAAGCCCATTCGGCTGGCTTGCTTTATGCGCCGTCAAGCGGACAGGAGCTCTTTCTCAAAGAGCATGGCCGCCGATTTCCACCCCAGCAGCTTGCGGGGGTAGTTGTTCACCCACTTCTCTGCCGCCCTCACCTCCTCCGGCTTTACGGTGTCAAAGCTGGTGCCCTTTGGGAAAAACCGTCTAATCAGTCTGTTCATGTTCTCATTGGACCCCCGCTCAAAGGCGCTGTATGGGTGGCAGAAAAACACAATGGTCCGCTTTCCCTTGCGCCGGTGGGCGGCCTCGATGCCCTCGAAGTCTTGAAACTCACAGCCATTGTCCACCGTGATGCTCTTGAACAGCTTATAGAACAGCTTGCCAAAACGGCGCTCCAGGCTGTTGATGGCCTTGACTACGCTGGCCGCCGTGTGGTCCTCCAGCAGCATCACAATGCCCATACGGGTCCGGCGCTCGGTGAGGACCAGGAGGGCTTTTTTGGAGCCCTTGCACCCCATGATACTGTCCATTTCCCAATGCCCAAAACTGCCCCGGCCCTTGACCTCCTGGGGGCGGTTTTCAATGCTCTTGCCGTTGGAGCTCCGGGCGGCCTGCCGCTTGCTCTTGGCGGCGTAGTGGCGGCGGCCCTTGTTGTGCAGGTGCTCCGGGGTGAGGTGGAGGAACACATCCCCACGGTAGATGTAATTATAGAGCGTGTTCTCACATATCACGGTGTCATAGACTTCCCCGTTGTTTCGGATTTCCGCAAGGGCGGCTCCGGGGGCAAAGCCCTGGACCATGACCAGTTCCTCCAGCCGCCGGGCCAGGGCGTGGTCCTTGCCAATCTTGAGGTCCCGGCCCTTGTCCTTGAGGAAGTCCCTATATTTCCGCTCCGCCACCTCCGGGCAGTAAACCTCAATAAACTCATATTCGGAGGTCTGCTGGACACAGAGGCCCCGGTTGATTTCATAGTAGATGGACCGCTCACATTTGCCCAGAGCGCTGGCAATGGCGGCCTTGGTAAATCCTTTTTTGAGCATCCGCTCAAGGGTCAAGCGTTGGTCCCAGGTGAAATGCTTGGCGTCCTTGTGGTTCATGCTGCACCTCCAGAAATAAGAAAAGCGGGGCGTTTCCGCCCCGCTCCGATCTGCCGTTTATGCCGCCGTGTACTGCTCCAGCAGCTTGACCGTTTCCTCATCCGTCAAGATGTCCCCCAGCTTGCAGTCAAGGGCAAGACAGAGTTTCAAGAGCGTGGCCAGCTTGGCTCCGTTGAGGTCCTTGGCCCCCTGCTCATAGCATTGGAGCGTCCGCACATTTAGGCCGGTAGCGCTGGCCAGTTGGGATTGAGAGAGCCCGGCATCCAGGCGGGCATTTTGCAGTTTGCTGTTTTTCTTGGTGTCCATAACGCTCACCTCCGTTGTGCCCTAATTATACTACTTTAGTTGTATAGTGTCAAGAAAAAAATTGAGGCCCGGATTGTTCCGGGCCCCTGTTTATTCATCGGCCTTGTGCTGCCTCAGTCGGTCTGCCAGCTCCGCAAGGATGGCCACATCCCGCTCATCCAGGCCGGTCACATTCACGGTGTTCAAGGGCTCCACGCCCAGCAGGTAGTCCGTGGACACAGAGAACAGCCGGGCCAGGTCCACCAGGGATGCCGGGGACGGTGTAGAAAGTCCCTGCTCCCAGGAGTTGACGCCGTTCCTGGTTATACTCAGCCGCCGGGCAAGGTCTGCTTGGGTCCAGCCCCGTGCCTGCCGGAGTTCTTTTATTCGTTCTGCTATCACCAGCATCACCTCCACAATGTAAATTATAGTGTGCTCGTTTGACTTGTCATTGTCACTTTAGGCTCCAATACTTGACACAGTGGCGGTGAAACCGTACAATGGAGGTGCAAAGGAGGCGGTGCCATTGTTCACGGAGGATGAAAAGCGTTTCCTTGATGCGCTTGAGGCCGCCCTGGTGGCGGCCAGAAAGAGCCCGGCGGTGAATATTACTCGCATGGCAGACAAGGCGCTTTCCGTGCGTTCTCGACACGGCTATTTAGGTAAAATCAAGTTGCAGGGCCGGAAAACATGGATGCAGTACATGACCAGCCTTTACAACGCAGAGGTGGCGGAAAACCGCCCGCTTGAGGAATACATCCAGCTCCTCAAGTATTGGGTGCGGGCCGCTTGAACAGGAGGGCATTGAGATGTTTGGCAGAAAGAAAAAGGACCTCCCGGCGGGGGCCCGCATGATGCACTATGAGGGCTTGCGGGGCTTTTCCCAGGACGGCCCCTGTTTCATGGAGCGGACGGAGGCGGGGCTGGTGTTCCGGCAGACAAACGGCACGGCGGCCACCCTCCCGCTGGAAAAGGTGACAGGCCTGGAGATGATGCCGGAGCGCAATTTCATGGCCCGGTATCACGGCACGGCGGCCACCACGGCCTATGGCAAGGCGGTCAAGTGGTTTGCCGTGTTCCACTATACCACCCAGGAGGGGGAGCGGATGCTGGCGCTCTGGTACACAGAGCCCAAAACCGGCAGCGTCCTCCGGGAGCTGGCCGCCCAGATCGGAGCGGCCACCCAGGACTACACTCTGTAAGAGAGCATAAAAAAAAGAGCCGGAGAGGTGTGACCCTCTCCGGCTCTCTTGCGTTATTCGGTCTTTTTCTGGTCAAGCTGGGCAATGGCCTCTTTCAGTTTATCAAAGCCAAACATGGCGGCGTATGCCACGAAAAAGCCCAGGACCACAGCGCCCACCACCGTGTACCAGACGATGGCCACGCCCTTGATTTCACAGTAGGCGAAAAAGGCCGCCAGGGTGAGGGCCATGGCGATGAGCACCGCCAGGATGTTGGTGGGCAGCTTGTCCCAGGTGAGCTTTTTGAGCACCTGCACCACAATGTTGGTGACAATCACCAGGACACCCACGATGCTGAGAATGACGGACCAGTCAAAAATGCTTTCCATGATTTTATCCTCCCTTTTCTATGTTACCCCACAAGGGTGAGGTCCTTGCTGTTGACGGCGGCGGTCACCACGCCATTCTGGCCGATGACCACCCGGTCACCGTCCACCTGGATGACGGTGTAAGTGTTGGTGTAGACGAAAGAGGCCAGGCCGCCGCCGGTGTAGGTCTTGGCCCCCTTGTTGACCTTGACCTTGGAGCCCACGGTGATGCCGCCCTCCACCTGGATGTCAGCGGCGTCCACCCAGCCGTAGACGGTGGAGCCACCGCCGGGCACCTTGATGAGGTGGTAGGGGTGCTTGGCGTTCCCGGCCATGGCGGTGACCTTGGCCTTGCCAGGCTTGCAGGCGGAGCCGTTGAGGGCGTTGGAGCTCACATAATGCTTGTTGCCGGTAAAGGTCACGGTGTCGCCCACACAGGCCCCCACGGTGCCCTCAGAGGGCTTGCTGGGCTGGGTGGTGCCCTGGGACCCGCCGCCGGTAGAGGCCCCGGTGTAGTCCACATAGGGCAGCTTGCCGTGCTTGGTCCACCGGCGGGTGTTGTAGCCCGCCTTGGAGCCGATGTTGCCCACGGCGGTGATTTGCACCTTGTTCTCCCACTTGGGGCTGCACTCCACCGCCAGGCCGTCCCCGATGTAGATGCCGATGTGCCCGGACATCCAGACGGCCTCACCGATGACCATATCATCCCAGCCGGTGGTGCTCACCCCGGTGCATTTGGTAATCATGGTATCAGCGCCGATGTCCGGCACCCCGTTGATGGCGTAGCCCGCCCCGCCGTAGGTCCGGGAGGCGTCCCCGTCCCAGCCCCAGAGGATGCCCTTGATGAGGCACACGCAGTCAAAGCCGAAAACAGGCGGGCTCTGGTTGGCCGCCGCCTTAATCATGGCGGTGCGGGTGGCGTTCTTGTTGTAGGAGTGGTTGTTGCAGTAGCGGCTCACATTGGAGCCGGTGAGGGGGGCCCCAAAGCACCCCATCACATACAAGGTCTTGTAGTTCTTGGCGATGTCCACGGCCTTGTCCACAAAGACCTTGGCGGTCATTTTACTCATTGAAAACGCTCCTTTACTCAGTCTTTCAGCACGATTTCCGCCACACGGACAGCGACATCCGCCCCGTACTTGTCCGCAAACTGCTTGAGAAACCGCTGGGCATATTTGGCCCGGTTTTCGTTTTTGGCTTTCCAGAAATAGAAACCGCCCCAGGCCCCGTTGGTCAAAAGGGAGGCCCCAGCCAGGCCCGCCAGGGCCGTGACATCAAAGCCCAGGTAATTGGTGACGATGGTGGCCACGCACAGCAGGACGGAAATGGTCACATGGGCCCAGAGCAGCTTTTTTGAGGTGTCTATTTTTCATGCCCTCCTCTCCAGTCCCGCCAGAGGATTTCCACCATGCCCAGCAGGGCAAGGAAAAACAGCCGCATGGCGGGCCTCAATAAATGGCCTTGACGCCCTGCTCGGTCAAAAAATCCTTTTGGGCATGTTTGACTTTGCGGGCGTATTCAAGGGCGGCGTGCATGTCCCCGTTGCAATGGGCATCCGGGATGCGCTGGACGGCCACGGCGGTGGCCTCAGCCAGCGCCAGGGCCGCCCTGGTGTTCTGTATCAGCAGGACCTCATTTTGCTCACGGGCGGCCTCCCGTGCATCCTGGACGGCCTCCCGCTTGCTGATACGCCGCTGGAGCAGCCAAAGCCCCAGGGAGGTGATGGCCGTGGGGATGCCCAGCAGGGTGAGCAGGCCCCCCACGGAAAGCTCAATAACCATTGGCTCCGCCCTCCCTTACTCGCTGGCCTCGGTCCAGCCGTAGACGCCGGGCTCCCAGACATTGCCGTCCAGATCGGAGGTCCAATGCTTGCCGTTGTGGCTCACCTTGGCCCCGGCGGCATAGGCGTCATGGGCTCCCAAAGGCTGGGACCATTCCGGCCATTCCTCTGCCGGGTCGCTGGTGATGGACCAGAGGGAGGCGGCGTTGGGCGGCTCCCAGCCGGTCTGGGAGGTGTGGGCCTGCACACAGCGGTAGAGCTTGCCGCCGTACTGCCGGAGCTGGCCCACCGTGTAGTTGACATTGGCCGCCCATTCCGCAAAGAGCAGGGATTGCTCAGAGGCAGTCACGGCGTCAATGGTCCCGGCCTCCGCCAGCACCACAAAGGCGATGGCGGCGGCGTCCCGCTGCTGCTGTGCGTAGAGCTGGGCCTCATGCAGCGCTTTGAGGCTGGTGGTCTTTTTCTTAACTGCCATTACTGAAAAGCACCTCCAATGCTGGTGATGTAGCCGCCGGTGTTGCTGGTCCCCCGGCCCACATTGACCTTGAAGTTAAAGGCAAAGCCGTTGGCGGCGGTCTGGTTGGTGAAAACATGGTTGTTGCCGTTCTTCACATCCTGGGTGGCGTCCTCCCAGACGGGCTCCGTGTCGTTGGCGTTGTTGGTCACCAGGACCTCCAGGTCAGCATCCGCCGGGATGGAGCCCAGCACATTGAGCACCATGACCGTGATGGCGTCATCGGCGTCCATGGGCTCCGCCAGGGTGATGGAGGCCTCATAGACGGCCTTGGTAAAGGTCACGGTGTAGGGGGCGCTGTCCGCCTTGGTGTCATTGGCCACCACCTTGATGGTGTGGGCCCCGTTGAGGACTTTCTGCCAGTTGGCGGCGGTGACACACTGGACCGTGTTGCTCTGCCCCAGGGTGGCGGTGTAGGTCCGCTTGAGCACATTGTCCAGGTACTCTTTCACCGTCACGGTGTCGCTGTCAGCGTCCGTCACCGTGTAGGTCAGGTCAAAGCCGTCCTCCTTGGTCCCCAGATCGGTGCCGGAGGTCGTGGAGCTGGTGATGACCGGGATGGCGTTGTTGTCCACCGTCCGGGTTTCGCTGGTCACATAGGTGCTGGTGGCGTTGTAGCTGTCATAGGAGCGCACACGGTAGGCCACGGTGTTCCACCCGGCGGTGATGGTGTCGGTGTAGGCCAGGGCGGAGCCCTTATAGATTTGGGTCCAGGAGCCGCCGTCCACCTGCCGCTCCAGCTCATAGCCGCTGAGGTTGCCGTCACTGTCAGAGGCGGCGGTCCAGGAAATGGCCAGGTTGCCGCCGCCACGGACCACGGCGGGGACGGTCAGACTGCCGGGAGCACCGGGGGCCCGGTTGTTGGTCACCGTCACCGTGCTGCTGGTTTTCCAGCCGCTCTCAAGTCCGGCGGCGTCATAGGCCTTGACCCGGTAGGCCACGGTGTTGGTGCCAAAGGCCACGGTGTTGGTGGTGCTGGTGGCGGTGCCCTGGTAGATTTGGGACCAGGAGCCCCCGTCCACCTGGCGCTCGACAATGTAGCCCTCAAGGTTGCCCTCTGCATCCGTGGAGGTGCCCCAGCTCACGGTGATGGTGCTGCCGCCGTCAATACTGCTGGGGACGGAGATGCTGGCGGGCGTAGAGGGGGCGGTGTTCTGAAACACAGAGCCGTCATCGCTCACATAGAGGGAGGAGGGGAGAGTGAAAGCGGGGCGGGACCCGTAGGTGCTGGCGCAGATGTTGCTGCTGATATTGCCATTGGAGTTCAGCCGCCAGGCGTAGTTGGTGTTGTACGTGTACGGGGAGCGGGTCCATTGATAGGTGGGGCTCCCATTCTGATAGGCAATCTTGAGCGTACTGGCAATAGGCAGGGCGGAGCCCTCCGTGTTGGCATAGGTGTGGCTTTCACCCAGCTCCGTGAGGGACAGCAGGAAAACAGAGCGCTCCAGAGTGCTCACATTCCAGTTGCCGTTGCCGGGGGTGTAGCGGATTTTGGTGGTGCCGATGAGGGAGCGGATGTCAGCGTCCAGCAGGTTTTTGTAGGTGCTGTTGAGCCAGCTATCAATGGTGCTGCTGGCGTAGGCGTTCACATTGGAGCTGTGCCATTGCCGCTGGTCATACACATCCTTGCGGACCACCAGGGTCCTCCCGGCCCCGTTGAGGCTGCTTTCATAGTCGTGCTTGGCAACATAGAAGTCCACCAGCGTGCCGTTTTCTTTCAGCTTGATAATACTGCCGGTGGACTTGTTGCCCAGGGTAGTTGTGGCCATTAGATTTCCTCCTTTAGAATGTTTTGCACACGGTCCCGCACCTGCTGGCGCAAGGACCAGGTGTTGCCGTGAGCGGCGTGGGCGTCCCAGGCCTGCCAGCTTTGCAGGATTTTCTCACGGGTCACAAGGCCCGCCGGATAGTCCTGCTCCCATCGGCGGAGCTTGGAGCGCATACGCTTGATGCTGCTGTGCCGCAGCTTGCGGATGACCTTGCCCTCCTCGGTCAGATAGGTGTGAAAGCCCAGAAAATCAATCCCGTTGCGGATGGGGAAAATCTGGGTTTTCTCATTGAGCTCCAGCCCCAGGCTGGCCATAAAGGCCCGGATTTCCTTGAGGCAGAATTGTAAATAGTCCTTGTCCGGGTGGATGAGGAAAAAGTCATCCATGTACCTGCCATACCAGCGGATGCGGAGCCGCTCCTTGACGAAGTGGTCAAACTCATCCAGGAACAGCAGGGCAAAAAGCTGGCTGGTCTGATAGCCCAGCGGCAGGCCGTCCGTGCTGTCTATGTAGGTACACAGCAGGTCAAAAACGATGGGCTCAAGGTCCAGCTTTTTGAGCTTTTTCTTGAGCTTGTCGTGGTCAATGGACGCAAAGAAATGCCGCACATCTGCCTTGAGGACCCAGCCCTCCGCCGTGCGGTATTTGTTCCAGTATTCCGTGAAAAATCCACGCAGCCGGTCCAGGCCGAAGTGGAGCCCTTTGCCTTTCTGCGATGCGTAGTTATCCAGGATGAAACTGTTGGTGATGCGCTCATAGATGAGGTTGTCCACCAATGCGTGCTGGACCACTTTGTCAACAAAGGCCGGGGCCTGCACCAATCTCTTTTTGGGCTCGTAGACATAGAACACACGGAACAGTCCGGGCCGGTAGATTTTGGTTTGCAGGATGTAGACAAGGTTGACGATGTTGGCCAGCAGGTGGACCTCATAGTTGGCGGTGGCGGCCCTGGAGCGCTTGCCCCGTCTGGCCGCAAGGTAGGCTTTGTAGAGCACCGAAAAGGTGCATATCTCAGAGAATTTCAGCACGGGTCTTTGCACCCCTGTAAACATGCGGGCGGCCCCCTGTCATCCCGGCGGCGGGCCTCCCTCTCCTTGTGCGCCGTGTAGGTGCCGCAGGGACAGGACCAGCAGCACCCCACCGCCTCGGTGTGCGGTGGGGTGCATCGGCGCAATGTATTTGCCTTGGTGTCAAGGCTGGATGTGACCTCCTTTGATGTGATGGATGGCGCTGCTTTCGGCTTTGGGCCTACTCGGTCGGACCTTACCATCAGAGCGGGGCGGGACCCGTTGGTGTTGGTGCAGTTGTTGTTGTTGATATTGCCATTGGAGTTCAGCCTCCAGGCGTTGTTGGTGTTGTTCGTGTTCGGGGAGGTAGAGGTAAATAAACAGGTCACACCCAAATACACGGCCTTGGTGGCCGTTGTATCCGTTTACTGAGGCCGCAGGGCCTCCGCAATTTGCAGGGCCATTTGCCCCATCTTGGCAAGCTCCTGGGCCGCCTTGGCCTCCCGGAGGGCGGCGGCACGGTTGCCGTCTGATTTCCTCCAGTTGAAAGCCTTTTGACGGACCGGGCGTACCAGCTCCGCCCAATAGTGGCATTGGTCGCCGGTGATGTACTTGCGGCCATAGCTGAGGTTGATGAGCTGCTCCATGGTCTGGCACTCGATGAGCACACCGTCCAGGTCCTTGAGCCGCTCCTCATACTCGGTTTCAAAGTAGCGGCCATTGGCGGCCTCACAGCCCTTGAGGATGCGGACGGCGCAGTCCTGGAGCTCGGCGCACAGGTGGAAAGTCTGGCTTTTGGGAAAGTGAGGCTTTCCGTCATCTTTCACCTTGTCATAGAGGAGCTTTTCCACAAGCTGGTCACCCACCATGATGTAGGCCTTGACCGGCTTGTATTCTGCCTCTTTCTGCTTGACCCGCTGGATGGTGTAGTCCAGCAGATCGGAGGCAAGAGGGATGATGTCATAGCTTGGCATTAAAACTCAATCCTCGCATAGGTTTCATTCCAGACGCCGGTGACCACCACGCCGGTGAGGGTCCCAAAGGTCACCTCAAAGCTGTTGCCGGTGACATTGGTGCCATATTTCAGCTCCAGCACGGAGAGGCGGCTGTCCAGGCCGCTGAGGTCCACACGGATGTCCGGGTGGGAGGTTTCATCGGTGTTGTGGTCATCCACGGCGTCCGTGATGTCCTGCCGGATGTCCGGGTGGCTGGCCGGGTCCGTGTTGTGTTCGGCAATGGCCTCTTCCAGGTCCTCCGGGCTCACCGTGTCCAGGGACGGGGTGATGGTAAACTCCAGCACGGAGCTGTCCACCACAACAATGTGCATGAGCATGGTGAGCCGCCCGTCCACGCCGGTGGAGATGGCCACCTTTTCCGTGTCCGGGGTGTTGCAGATGGCAATGAGGGTGCCGTCCTCATCAAAGAGGCCCATTTCACGGACAATGAAGTTGCCCACACTATCATCAATGATGATTTTCACATCCAGCATGTTGGGGACAGAGGCGTTTTGCTCGGCGGACACGATGGGCCCCCGCCACAGCTCCCTCACAAGCTCCGTCTGTTCCGTGCTGGGCAGGTAGTAGCTGCCCCCCCCCCCACCCGCGCGGGGCGCGGGGGGCGTCTGGGCGGGC